AAGAAACATTGAAATTGTGGCTGGGCGCTCTGCTGCTCTTGGCAGAGTCAGCCGCCATCGGTTGTAAAAAGCTACCTAAGAAGGCAGTGGCCCTTTGCGTTGCGGCAGCTTTGGTTGTGGCAATGGTGCCCGCCTACATTTTTGCGGTGGAGACCCCCGAAGCCAAATGGGCGTTTGGTACGGCTGAAACCGCACCGGACGATTCGGCCTATACCTATTCAGGCACTTTGGCAGAGGCGTTTACTGCCGCCAACGGTAACGAGGATACCACCAATACCGTTACCTACGTCAAGCTGAACAAGGATGTGTCTATGATCCATACTTCTTTAGCTACTGCTCTTACATTGAACGAGGGCAGGGCTATGGTTCTTGACCTGAATAGCAAGACGTATTCATCAACAAGCACGTCCGGTTACGACTCAACCTATGGTATTAACACCGAACTGAACAGCTTGCTAACAGTAAAAAACGGTACGATTTCTGTTTCGTCTTCGAATGATGGTTATGCTAGCCCTTCTCCCAGAAGATGGTTTCGATCTGCTTCATGCTGTACTGCCCAGTAGCATACAGCTCAAACAGCTCCCGAACCATTTCTGCCTGCTCTTCGTCGACCACCAGCCGTCCGCCATCTTTTACATAGCCGAAGATACGGCTGTTGCCCAAAACCACCTTGTCCTTGATGGCCTGCTGATGGCCAAACTTTACACGGCTACTCAGCTTACGCAGTTCGTCCTGGGCGATGGAGGACATGATGGACAGTCTAAGCTCCGAATCCTCGTCCAAGGTGTTGATATTATCATTCTGGAAAAACACACCCACACCATTATTCAGCAGTTGACGGGTAAACTGGATAGAGTCCAGTGTGTTTCTTGCAAAACGGGAGATTTCCTTGGTAATTACAAGGTCAAATTTGTCTTCTGCAGCATCTTCAACCATGCGATTGAAGTTTTCCCTTTTCTTGGTGGAGATGCCGGAAAGACCTTCGTCAATATAGCCGGGAACGAAGGTCCAGTTGGAATTGCGCTTGATCAGATCCTCGTAATAGGAAATCTGATTGCCCAGAGAGTTCAGCTGTTCGTCACTCTCCGAGGACACGCGGGCATAGTAGGTGACACGTAGGGGAATATCATAAATTGATTTGGTTTTCAGCATCCGCCGCACATTATGTATATCCATATCTGCCTCCTAAAAGTTCGTTTTATCATTATCAAAAACAGAATATCACATAATGGCGAAAAATTCAAGTGTGTGCCGGATTTTTTGTTATCACGCATAATCCTCCTTTTCCTTAGACCTAAAGGTGGGAGCTTTGCGGCATTCGATTTTTAGTGCCAGGCGATTGCGTTGTGCTTCGGTAATGAGACTCTGCTCGTATAGATACTGATTAAAGTAAGCCAGCCATAACTTTTCCGCCAGGGCCGCTCTATGCTGTTCTGTTGTAGGAACTTTCTCTCCAGCCACATTGCTCACCTCCTTATTTGAATCTTTCTAATCTACAGTTAATAACTGTTCAAAATCTCTTCATCTATATTATGCCTTTTAAAAAAACCGTTCTTGCATAGTTCTCAGTATTTTTTATTTTTTTCTATAAAATTATCAATTTCCATACTTTCAGCAACTAAGCGCGCAGCGTGCACGTGCATAATTTCGACCTCGTCCATTGGATTGCCATAATATAGCTGTTAGCCCCATCCGCTGCATTGGGATGCAAAGTTCCGTTTTCGCCACTGGCCAAGCGAATCTGCACCGCATCAATGCATTCCGTGCAGAAATTCTCATAGGTTAGGCTATTCTGGAAATAGTACTGCTCCCCGCTAGAAGAGAAGGTCTTCCCGGAATCGGTATACCACGCAAATTCGATATTGCCTTGAGCATCTGCGTGGCAGAATCGGCAGCAGATTTCTCCGAGCCACTGCATGATCTGCCGGCCGGTGACAGAGCTGCGGCTGAACTGGCAGATCTCAAAATTTCCATTCGGCACATTGGATGTCTGAAAGGTCAAGCCGCAGGCATCGCATACCATCCAGGCAAATTCATTCAGCGCATATGGCCATCCCTCAAGCCCGGAGAGCCACAGGGTCAGGTCTTTGTCCAGTTTGGACACATTATCATACCCGGTGATCTTCATTGTATTTGCGGTGGCACGCGTAGGCTTTTCCAAAACAAACACGCCTACTTGGATAGGCGTGTTGTTGTCCAATTGTTTGCTTACCGTTACGGTATCACCTGCTTGGATATTCAGGTCTCCATCCACCAGCATCAGTGTTGCTTCCAGAGAATTCGCACAGGTGGAGCCTAGGGTCAGATCCTCGCCGCTGTTGACGCACTCTGTTAAGGTGCAGCTTTGGATAGCTGCACCCTTTCCGTCGTCAGCGGGAATTTTGATTGTATGTGTTGAAGTTTGGATTTCAAAAATTGTCTTTAACATATATCCTCCTAACACTCCATGATATTAAGCTTCAAGTTCTTATAGATTCCCATCCGCCTGTTGTGTACGGTAATGCCCACATTGGCGCAGTAGGCAGTGTGCCGCTGCGCCTGCCCATCGGGGGAGCGCACTTCAACCGTGAAGCTCGCCTTGCCGTTGATGAGGGACATCATGTACAGGTATTCCTGTTCCGTCAACGTGTCGTAACTCAACGCCCAGGACTGCACCTTTTCCCTTAGCAGGATGCGGTGCAGGATTCCGCACTCATCTCTGCCGGATTCGTCGGATTCCATGTCCTCCATGCTGATCTCCACATCGGCATCCGGCATCAATACCGGCTGAGAATCAATGAGGAAATCAAAATCAAATTTTCGCATTTACATTCCTCCTTTGATGATGGCCATTCTTCGGTTATAGCGGTTCGCAGCCTGACCGATGACGGTGTCGCCGACCTCAATGCCAAGCACCGCCTGCAGGATTTGCTTTTGCACGGCGACGGAAGCTTCGAAACCGGCCATCATGCCGCTGAATTGATTTTCCATCACCTGGGCCACCGCCTCCTGAATGGTCGCAAGGGGCGCTTCCACATTGGTGCCATGCCGCTGATCGCCCACCATCGCCAGGAACGGCTTGTTTGCAGGGAGAACAGCACCCTGGGCCAAGTGCGGTATTTGTGGAACATTGATCATCCTAAGATCTTCAAAAGGCGTAATTCCTAGAATTTCAATGTCCTTCACCAGTTTCAATGCCCCGTTAATTCCATTGAACGGGATCGCCACAACTGTGTTGATGCCGTCAATCAGGCCATTTACAATTTTCTTGAAAACATCCAATACGGCGTTCTTAATATTTGTAAAAATCTCTCCCGCTGCGCTAAACACCTTAACAACGCCATTCCATGCCTTGCTGAAGATGTCCTTAAAGAAGTTTGCAACGGTAGAGAATACGCCTTTGATTGCTTCCCATACCGTAGAAGCAGCCCCAACAATTCCTTCCCATAGGCCTGCAAAGAAATTTGCCACAGGCTGGATTACGTTCTCATTAAACCAAACTGCGACAGTTAGAAAAACATTTTGAATTGTTGCCCATGCTTCTGCTGCTAAGGAACTGATTCTTGTCCACAAGCCCTCAAAGAATTGGGCAAGGGGTTGAATAACATTCTGTTCAAACCATATTGCCACCACATTCCATACTGCTTCAATAATCATCCAGATTCCTTTAATAATTACACCAATATTATAGAAAACATCTGTGATTGTCTGCCAAATACTAGAGAACAATGTCCTGAACCATGCAACAATTCCACTAATGAGATCTGCAACCGGTTGAATAATATTATCCTGCACCCATTGTGCAAACCCATTCCACAGATAGACAATTCCATTCCAACAGTCTGCAAAAAACTCTCCAATAGTTTCTGCAACACCGCTGATCCATGCAACAAACTTCTCCCAAAGCTGTGGCAATGTATCCGAAAAGAAAAAGACAATCTCATCCCAGTAGATGACAATTACTGCAACTAGCGCTGCTATGGCCAAAACAACTGCCGCAATGATTCCTACCAGTGCCCCCACACTTATTCCCAATGCTGCAGCCAACGAGCTCAATGCTCCTGTGATAGCCGGAATCAGAGTTCCGCTAATCCACGACCCAGCAGATAATAGCGCGCCGTTAATTGCCGGAGCAAAAACATTGGCGATCCAACGACCAGCCGATTTGATGAACGAACCAACTGAATCAAATAGTTTTTTTAAATCCTTTTCTTTTAGAATCATCGGCAGAAAGTCAACAGTTATTTTGTATATACCTTCATACCATGAAGTTTGCACTTTTGAATCTTCCATCGTTGTTAAAAATTCTTTCAAAGTGCTGTTTGTTATTGACAACGCATCTGTCACGGCAAAGATGCCTGTCTCCATGTTGTGCAGACTATCTATGATTGGCGAAAATGCTTTTGAAACAGAGTGCCCCAGCTCAGTTAGTATGCCATCTAAGTCTTCAAAAGATATCGAAACGTCCGCAACTTCATCACTCACGCTTTGTACATTATGCTGCACATTTATGGTTTTCATTTTTTCACCTCCAAAAAAGACCACTCCTGCCATAACAGGAGTGGTCATCAATGTTATTTATGGTTCCCAAGTATGTCCGCAGTTTAGACACTTGCATTGCAGCTTATTAGCACCAAATCCCCCCAGCAGGAATCCACGGCCTGGCAAGATCCTCTCTGCCAGCCATGCGGTGGCAAAATCAAATCCTTTTTTCTCACAAAATACAGAACCGGAGAAACACTTAGGGCAATAAACCAAATTTGCTGATTCTAGCTGCTCCCGTCTTTCTTTGTCAGGCTTCCCCAGTATTATATTGAGATCCCGTAGGGCTGCGGTAGCATCTTCTGCATATTCTGCTTTCTGCTTTTTATCAAAGTACGCGTCAATTAGTCGCGTTGCTTCCTTGCGGGTCATATATGTGTTTTCTCGCAGGGCTGCTATTGCTTTATCACGGTATGGATTGTAGTTTTCGTAGTAGGAAGACAAATCCTGTCCCGTTGATGGTAAATCGTCGTAACATTCCAGTGCATACACCGGTGCATCGCCGGAAGAGGGATTCACAAAGGTATAAAGAAAGCAGCATATGTGATAAAAAAGGAGATCATTGAGCGAGTCTGTCTGAATAGATGTAGCATCCCATAATGCTTCACCGAAGTTCTTCGGCATGGGAAGATCGCGATTTCCTTCCCAGCGGACCGCGGCAAACCCGCCATCTAGGCCATGATTCCTACCATATGATACCCCTGTCAACTGGGTATAAGGAAATTTAATGGTATGATCCTTGGAGTTAAGACTCTTTTTCTTGTGAATTTCCATCCATGTAGGCCCAAGGGCTATATACCCGCCAAATGTTTTGTATACACCGGCAGGAATTTCCCAAACCCTCCGCTCCGCCGCCTGGACTTCCTCACTTTTTTGAGGCAATTTTGTACCACACATGGGGCAAAATTTCATAGTTGCACAGTCGTTGCCACAATTCGGACAAAACATAGAACTCACACTCCTTTGCCCTCATTATAAGCACCGCAGATACAAAAAGCAAGGGTTATTCTCCCAGCAGTTTTTTCAGCCGCTCCTGCTCTGCCAGTTCCTCTGCGGAATACCGCTTTTTCAGATCCACCCGGGATTTATTCTTCTGGTAATACTCCCGTTCCCATTTTTCCAGCTTCTTGCCCCGGCGGAGCTTGTCCCGCAGGGAGACCATGGTACTGAGCTGACCCTCTCCAATGGCATTGAAATAGGCCATAAATGTCCACCAGTGGAGGAAGGGCAGCGTCCGGATCTCCGTCGCCGCCACTTTATTTACATCTGCCACGATGATCTGAGCATCCTGCTCCCAATCCAACAGCTTGGGAGCAGGCTTGCCATCCTGCTCGCCGCAGGAGATAAACCGCACCAGATACTCCATGGCCTCCTGCCGGTCTTTCTCGGGAATCTCGCCCTCATAAAACAGTGCCAGAGCGATACGCCACCGAATGTACTCCGGCTGGTCAGGATCGTCCAAATAGCGGAAGATTTCCAGAATGTCCCGAAAATCGGCATGGATGGGATATATCACACCGCCGATCTGGGCGGTTTCCGGTAAACGCCACTGGCTCATTTGGCTGCCCTGCGCTGGGCGCGGTTCTGCTTCGCCTGTGCGACAGCCGCGTCACTGCGCTGCTTTGCGCAAGCCTCCGCACCCTGTACCATGATGGGCTGCAGAGCGGCCAGCAGATTGGTAATAACGCGTTCTCCGTTGCCGGCGACTGCCAATACATTCACGCCGCCCAGGATTTTTTCAAAGTCATTGTCTGCACCGAAAACCTCGGAAAGGATCTTCTTTGTATCCCGGTCAGCATCGCGCATGATCCGCAGTACCGCGGCGCCGCTTTCCTCCTGCTGCTCAACCTGCTCCAGCCCCTTTGCCTTTTCCACCAGGTCAGTTTCCACTGCCCGGATCTTGTCCATGGCATCCATGAACCGTGCGTACACATTGGGGTCACTGGGGTTAAACCGCAGCACACCGCCACTGCCCAGCTTATACTCTTTAATGCCACTGTCAAAAACCAATTTTTCCATTCTGTAATCCTCCTTAATGTGTGACCCGCCCTATTCCGGGCGGGTCATATGTTGTTAGACCGCTGCGTCTTCAGTAAAGGTGTTGTCGCCGGGCTTGAAGGTACCCTTGGTCTTCACACCGGTATAGTGCAGGGTGAAGGGGATCTGGTAGCCGGTGGTATCACCGCCGTAGCTGGTGACCTCGATGTAAGCCTCTTCCTTGTAGGCTTCATATGCGCCATCGGAAGCTTCCTTCCACAGCTTGACCTCAATCACGTCGGTCCGCAGAGCATCCTGAACCAGATTGCCGTCAATGATTGCCTGAAGCCGATCGAACAGCTTGGAATCCTTTTCGGCATAGAAAGGCTCCACGGATGCGGTCTTCTGATAGCCGGAGATCAGAACATTGGTTTCGCCCAGAATGTTCTTCTTGGTCTCCACCTCGGCGGCCATCTCGGGAGCAAACTCCTCCAGGTCCTTGCCCAGACGAACATACACTGCTTCCTCGCCGGAAGCAGCTGCGTTGATAAAATGTGCCAAATACTTTCTTTCGATTTTTTCCATAATTAAATCACCTCATAAATTTTTGTAAAGTTTGCGGTCAGCTGCACCAAGTAGGTGGCTGTACCATCTTCGTTTTCGGCGTAAAGTGCGCCGCTGTGCGCAGTCATGCGCTCTTTTAAGGGGGTGTCACCAAAGGTAGGCGCCAGATGCTGAATGCTCTGCTGCTGTACCCATTGCTGTAAGCTCAGGACCCACTGCGCATTGTCCTGTGTGACGACTCCGTCGTCAGTAGGTTTGCTCAGCACATAGTAAAGTCCAAAGTTAAGCTGGTTTGCTGCTGTTACATTCCCAAGCAGATCTTCTGTCCGGGAAAGCTCCATAAGTCCTGACGGGCGGATGCTGCCGCTCTCCGGATCCCGGGTAAGATAATCCACACGAAAGCTTTGCAGGCGCTCCATTTCAGGGCAGGTCAGCAGCCAGTTTTTGATCTTTTCAAGATCGGTCATTGTTCTGCCTCCTATCATTCAAGTACTGGGGTATCGCACTCCTTTCCATTGCCCGGCCGGGACAAAAGGGGATAGAAAAACAGCTGCCCCCTGTGAACAGCTGTTTTGATCTCGCCGCACGCAAAAGAGGCTCAGGATTGCTCCCAAGCCTCTCTCTTGCCGGTTTGACTGTACCCATCATATCAGATCTCATGGGATTTTCAACCCAATTTTTTCTCAACTTTCTA